CGCCGGATGGATTCCGACACAGATGGATACGAGCGGAGAGTTTAGGATTTCAAGATTCTAAAAATATCTCTGGAAGATTAAGATCTGGTTATGAGTTAGTGAGAGCTGACGAATATAAAGATACTGATTATCCCGTAGTCACTGATGGTAAATACGCAGGAGTGATTGGGGTCGGTGGCCTTTTGCTCGCAAGGGTACCTGAAGAGATCGCGCGTTCTCGAACTGAATACTTCAAAAAACAATCTGAAGGTCAGGAAGAAGCAATAGAAAACGATTTAATGAGGGAAGAGCATAAGAGTATGCCAATCAATGTTGATAGGCAGTCTCGCACAACCTTCGGTGGTACAAAAAAATAATATTTTTTAAACTATCCGATTTAAATCAACCGTGACTGGAGGTCCGCAAGGACAGGTCACATAAGGAGTAATAACATGGCTAATAGAAACAGCGCCGGTTTTGGTTTTAGACAATCTGGTACGTTAGGTAACACACCTGCGAACCAAGGTCTTTCTCAATACTGGATTGATTCTGCAGCAACAGTTGATCTTTTTAACGGCATGGCGATGAAATCGTCAGGCGGTTATATGATTACTGGTGAAAGTGCAACTACCGTTACAACGATAGGTGTTCTGTATGGAATCTACTATAACGCAGCTTCTACTAATAAACCCACTTGGGCGCATTGGTATGACGCAACAATTACTCCAGCAAACAGCGAAGACACTCAAGCGTTTGTTAATGATTATCCTTTTCAGAAGTATACTATAGCTTCAGATGCAGCAGTAGCGTCAGACGTTCCTGCAGCTCACGTGAAGTATATGGAAACTTTCTCTGTGTATGCAAATACAGGCGGAAGTACTTCAACAGGAAGATCAACAACAACACTTGACATCGGTGCAACACATGCAACTACACACTCTTGGAGATTACTAAGAAGTGCTGAAGAAACAGAAAACAGCGACTTAACTGCTGCGTACTGTTCTTTAGAAGTTGTACAAAACTTGTCCGAGTTTGTCGGGTCTGGAACTTAGGAGCATAAAATGGCAATATCAAGAGCACAACTCGTTAAAGAGTTAGAGCCAGGCCTGAATGCACTATTCGGTCTGGAGTACAAAAGGTATGATAATCAGCACGCTGAGATTTATACCAACGAATCATCTGACAGAGCTTTCGAAGAGGAAGTAATGTTAAGTGGTTTCGCAAACGCAAACGTGAAAGTTGAAGGGTCTGGCGTAAATTACGATCAGTCTCAAGAAACTTACACAGCTCGTTACACACACGATACAATTGCTTTAGCATTTGCTATCACGGAAGAAGCTATCGAAGATAATCTCTACGATAGAATTTCTTCTAGATACACAAAAGCTTTAGCAAGATCTATGTCTAATGCAAAACAAGTGAAAGCAGCAGCACCTTTGAACAATGGTCTACCATCAGTAGACGGTTTTGATTCAGGGGATGGTGTTTCTTTATTTAACACTTCACACACAACTGTGTCTGGAACTAATGTTAAAAACACTTTAACTACGCAAGCAGACTTAAATGAAACATCATTAGAGCAAGCATTGATTGACATTGCTTCATTTACTGATGAACGTGGGTTAAGAGTGGCAGCT